GTAATCAGCTTATATCATCATTTATTGGTAATAGAACTACATTGGATCAAAATGAAACAATTCAAATTTTTAATACAATTTCATCAGAACCACCTGTACAAATTACAAATTTATTAAGAATCGCTGGAGTACTAACATTAAATTCAAATCCTAAACCAATAGAGATTTCTACTCCAGAATTTAGTTATCATGCTCAGAAAATTTCAAATGATTCTATTTCTTTAAATTTATCAACATTACAAGTTGAAGTACCCCCAATTAATATTCCAAACACAGCTGTATCTTTGATATCATGGAATACTAATCCATATGTATCAAACACTTCTGTTGATTCAAAAGTTGTTAGTATATCTATATCTGATTTAAGTGGTAATTCAATTTCAATTAGAAATTTAACAGTACCGTTACAACTTAAGTGGAATATTAATATATATCCAAATGATTCACGATTAAATTGTACTAAGAATTGTTCAAATTTATCATATGAAGCAAAATGTTTATACTGGAATAAAACTCTTAATAATTGGGATGATTCTGGATGCTATTTTGTATATGCATCTCTTACATCAATTATATGCAATTGTACTCACATGACAGATTTTAGTTCAAGATTCTTAGCAGTTTATTCAGATAATAAAGCAACATTTGATAATGCAAAACTTGTGTATTCAGATGAGGGATTACAAAGATTTAAACAATTTTATATTACATTTGGTGGAATTGGTTTAGTAGGTATCATTACATTTATACTTGGTGTATATTTAGATATTAAATCTACTAAAAATTATTACGAAATATTATTAAAAGATCATATTATTAAAGATCTAAAAGAAAAAACTGGTTGTTTAATTGATAAATGCAATGAATATGAGGTTTCAAATGTTGTTCAACCACAAGTAAAACATCATGTACATACACCCCATGGAATTCAAAAGTTTTTAATGATATGGTATACTCGTTTATTTTTTCAACATTCTCATTTATCAGCATTTTTTAAATTTGATCCACGTTTACCAAGATTATTTAGATTAATGACAGTTTTTATTGCACAATTTAATTCATTATTTTTAAGTGCATTATTGTACGGTTTTAAATATGGAAATGGAACAAATCTTCCTCCAATATCAATTATAGAAACAATTGTATTATCAATTATAACAGCAATTTTAAATGTTCCAAGTTTAGCAATTCTCTTTAAATTAATGAACACTGCTGGTATGGAAGAATTTACATGGAGATATCCAGTATTAGTTGATGAATTAAAAAGAAGACATCAATTTGAAAAAGAATTAGAATTATATACTGAAGATGAATTAAATATACAGAAACATAATTTATATAAATATACAAATATTATTGAACCAAATGAACATATACATGAAATGAATCATTCCAATAATTCAAATAATTCAAATATAGGTATATCAGAATATCTATTTTTATTAATTTGTTATAAAAGAAAAGAACAGATTCAAGCTCCAAAAGGTTCTATTAAAAATGCATTTAATATTGCTAATAAAGATTATGTAATTGTTAAAAAAGTTCCATCATATTATGCATATTTTCCATTTCATACTTTAAATGGATTATTTGTATTTATGATATCCTTGGGTTGGTTTATTTGGTGTTTAAATTATTTATTATTATTTGCGTCAAGTCATAAAGTAGATGTATCAAATAATATGTTATATTCTTTTGGAATTTCTGAATTAACAACAATTATAATTATTCAACCATTAACAATATTAATTATGTTAGGAGTTGGATATCTATTAAAGTATTTAATAAATAAAGATATTATAAAATTAACAAATATTAATTTACCATCATTATATTATTTTTCAGATCCATTCATAAATCAACATTCTACATTATTATCTAGTTCATTTGCATTTAGAATATTTTTAAATGGTCCAGCAGAAATTTCTTATAAAATAGAATATATTTCTAATATAGTTAAGAATTTAGGACATGCTCCTTTTAGAGGATTATTAGATATGTTAGATGATGAACATAAAAAATATATTATTACAGAAAGAGAAAAAAAAATAATTGAACTTTATGAATTATTTAAAGACCCTAAAAGATTAAAAAAATACTATAATGGAATTGATATTGATAATACATTAGAAATTTATATTAAAGATGATCAATCAGATAATCAACTAAATAATTTAAGTATATTCAAAATTAATAAAGAAATCACTATTGATAAATAAAATATTATATAATATATAATATGTTATTTGAAATACTTCAGACTATCACAACATTTTTTCCATCTATTCTTGCAATTAGTGAAACTGCAAATACTTTTTATAAAAAAGAACACAATTATATAAAATTTATCTTTAATTGTCTCAAAGCAGTATTTGTTATATTATCTCTATTATATGCATTATATTTATACTATATTTTAAATCAAAAAATTACAGAAATATCAATATGGTCTAATATTTTAAGTCAATCAATTACTTTAATATTTGTTCTCATAACCGTATATTTATTATATGGTCAAGCAAAAGATGAAATTAATAATGGTTTAAATAAAATTAAGACTGAAATTAAAAATGAGATTGACTCAAATATTAAAATTTAAAATTTTCATCTATCTCAAATGCCCACTTAAATTTTTCTTGTAATGATTTATTAAATATCTTATCCATTGGTATATTATGTTTTTTCATAAAACTAACTGTAATACGTGGATCAATATAATTTATCTTTGATGTTCCCAATGATAAATTCTTCAATTCCTCTTTTAATTCTAACTTTATTTTTAATTGTTTTATTTTTAATTCATATTTTGATGGATCTTTTGAATTTTTCTTTTTTTCTTTTAACTCCTTAATTTGATCACGAGATTTCTTTATTTGTTCTGAAAAATTTTTAGATATATTCTTTTGATGATTACATAAAAGTGCTACTTTTGCATTTGCTTTATTAAATCCATCTAATAATAGATCAAATTTATCATCTTTTGTATAGTTAGAATATTTTTCTGTTATTTCATCTAATTCTTTCGCAAATAAATTACTTGCGTTATATGTTCTGAAAACTTTAGCAGTTAATCCTTCCATAAATGTTTTTAAATATTCATTCATATCACTTGTTTTTATTTTGTCAAATATATCATCATTCTTTGTTTTATTTCTTTTAAACTCTATTAAATTATTATATACTGACTCAGTAACAGTAAATGTTCTAACATATCTAACACTATCTTTACCTAAAAAATCTAACTTAATTTGTAAATTATCTAAATTTTCAATATGTTCTACTCTTAATGAAATAACTCCAACAGTATCTGCTTCGTCATCACCTTTTTCGTTACCAACTCTTAATGCAAAATTGTCTATAAAATATAATGCAGTTGCTAATTGCTTAGTTTTTAAATCATTACTCAATAAATTTTCTGTATTTTGTTTTTTGATAGCTTGAATATGATTTTTTAATCTTCTAGCTGTTTCAAATTTATCTAAATCTCCCTGAGCCTTTATTTCTGACTTATCTGATAACCAAACATATTTTGTTTTTCCCGTTATATCATCTTTCCAACTTGCTAACCATATACTATTATTTTCATGAACAATATCTCCCCATTTATGTCCATCTTCTAATTTTGGAATTGTTGCATCCTTACTCAAATTTAATGTTATATCTTCTGGTTGAACACGCTTTTTTATTTTTCCTAAAAATGGATGACAACCTCTACCAATAAATATTGACGGTGGTTCAACAAGATAATTTCCAACTGGTTGAGGTTTACCATCAACATATGCAACTTTATATTTTTCAGCATTTTTATCTTTTATCTCTTTTATTTTTTCTTTCTCTTGTTTTGTTAAATTTTTCTTTTTCTCACGATTATCTAATATACTTTTATAAATAAGCGAAAAATCACAATGTTCTAAATCTTTTATTATATGATTCTTACCTAATATTATTTGCCAATCTTTCCAAAAATTTTTTTTAAACTTACTATCCTTATAATATTCACTATCAATATATCTCGCAAATATTGTTGCATATTCTTCTGCGTCGGGTGAAAGAACTACTTTTTGACCATTATATAATACAGGAATTCCATGAGGAATATATTTAGGAGGAAACATAACTCCATTATGATGAAATTTTTCCCATTTAATATTTACTTTTCCTCCATTCATATTTTTAAACTGCAAATAGGAATAATAATATGAAACTAATTGCGACTTTCTCATATTTTAAATATATATAAAAATTTAAAATAATCTATTTATATTTCCTCTATATCTATATTTTCTGTTATATTCATTTTATATATTTCAAGCATAAAATCAGGATATTTATAATATAAAATTGAATATTTTTTTGTTCTTAATTCAGTCTTTATTAAATTAATATCTAATAAATGTTCAGCATTTGTAATATTAAAATAATTTTTAATATGTTCATAACAGGTTTCTAAATTATTAAATATTTTGAATGGTCTACGTTTTTCTTTTATTTCTAATTTTGTATATGTCACTAAATATAAACTCATATTATTACTTTATAATTAATTTCATTACTTTATCTAAATACTCAAATTTAATATTCATATTCTTTTTATTATTTTTACCAGTATCATTGCACACAATACAATAATAATTATGATCTAATATAGATGATAAATGATAATAACATTCATTTGGATCAGAATATGGCATCAATTCTATAATATTACATCCTGTTGGACTAAACATCATATTTGTTAAACCAGCACCATGTGGAGCAATTATTATTTTTGCTTTACTAAATAAATTAATTGTATCTAAAAATGACATAACATGAAATACAACCCATTTAATATTTGAATACTTATTATTTAAATGATTTAACATATCATTATGATTTAATATTCTTCTTTCATCTTCAATACGATATATTATAACTCCTAATTCCTGTTTTTCCATTTTAATAATATTTTTATTTATTAAATAATTACGAACTAATTCTAATTCATATTTAGATGGTTTTCCAGATAATGATATATTTGTTGTATAACATTTTCGTATATTATATAAATTTGATTTATCTATTTTTATAATAGGATTTTCAAATTTAAAAACACTTAATATATCTTTAATATATGTTTCATTATGATTCATAATAACGGGTAATGTTTTACTATATTTATTAATTTTTATTAAATTAGGTATTTCTTCAGTTAATATATGATAATAATTTGTACCCCAATCTCCTAAAATAACGGCTGATTCATCAATCGTATGTATTGATTCAACTTTTTTATTAAATGTATTTAATAAATGATGTGTTAATAATGATCCAGATAGAGATAATATATTATTTCGTAAATATATTGTATCAATATCAATATATGAAATTGACTCTGTATCACCAAAATTTTTTAAAAATGTTTTTTGATGATTTTCAATCATTTCAATAATTTTTTCACCTGTAATAATAAAATTCTTATATTCATAATTATATACATTATTATCTTTTTGAACAATCTGATGATCACCAATTAATTGCATTAATATGAATATTAATATTTATTTATATTGTTCATTTTTTATTTGTATGTCTACTTACGTTCTTAAACATATTAACAAATGAATTCATGATTAAAAATGATCTACTTTTAAAATTTTCTAAATTTGTTACATGTGTTGCATCTGCCGCATCTGTATAATCCATTGATGAATTCATAGTTAATAATAATTTTTCTATACTTAATAACATTTCATTTCGTCTATTCATATTTTTTTCATTTGATGCTTTATTAATTTCATTATCAATCCATTGTTTAAATTTAATATTTATATTATATAACTGATTATTTGTAACAAGTTTATTAATACGTAAACTAGTTACTTTAACTAAATCTTTTAATTCAGCATAACTTAATGTTGACATAGTAATTGAATAATCTCCAGATACTAAAAAATTAATTTCATTATCAATATAATATGGTTTTTCAATATCAAAATACGTTGTTAATGTGTT